GGGATTGCCCCAGACGTGCCGCCTTGCCCCACGCGCAATTCCCTCTACACGGACATTGTCAGGATTATTGAAGTGATCAGGATGACCATACGCCATCGTATCAAGCATATTCATAATAAATTGATCAGGCCACAACCTCATCATGATAGCTTGGAAAGCTTGATCTAATTTAACCTCAGCTTCAACAGGATCATTGTTCTGTATCATAACTGAAAATGCAAGTCGCAATGTGTGATAGAACCTAACCTCACCAGCATTAATGTCACCATCCGGTGTCATTTGCTCATCCATAATATAGACACCGAAATATGGTAGATCTTGTGGCTGTATCTGAAATAACTTACTCTTACGTTTTGTGAATGTTGAAAAGAAAGGGATCTCAGCCACCGCGTCAAAGAATATGTCGCGGATCACTAAAGAATAACTCTGATTGCCGAGTACAGGCATTATGGTTTCGCTATTTCTATTTTGCGAATAGTCAGAGTTGTTTCACCACCGCCATTCGTATCAGCGTCTAAAATTTCAAAGTCACCTAGCGGAACACCGTTGCAATCAACTGGTATTGTGATTAAGTCTCCTTGCACAGGGAGCACAGTAAATTCTGACTCACGAATATCAAATATGCTTTGCTGATCAGAAAATATAGAGCCATCCATACCAACAATATCAATTGGTCGCGTACTGAAAATCCCACGCGAACTATATGGTCCGCCACCAGGAGATGATTTCACTGGCGTAATGTAGCAGCCAACTGAAAACATTTCCTGCGTCTTAAGATAGACTTCTGTAGAGAACGCTATCGCCATGTGAGTTTTTCTCCTAGCATACGTGACATACGAAAACAGAGTTCACTAAACAGTATTGGCCTCAGAATTGGTCGATTGCGTTGACGAACTTTTTTCTTCTTACCCTCCACCTTCTGCAATTTATAAGAAGCGGTACGTTCCCGTATATATGTCATAACAGACTTTTCAGTTTGCTGATCTATACGTGGTTGCCGCCTATTTAAATCTTCAGCCTGCCAATTAAGAAACTCAGCCGGCATTTCTTGTCGCTTAGTTTCTTCTAGCTTACGAATCATATCTCTTACTCTATCCTGAAACGGTGTGATATCAAATTGAATATTCATACATAGATCCGTATATAGTTAGTCAGCAAACCTTTCACTTGCTGAGTTGCACCACTCGCGCCGCTACTGCTTGAACTCGTAGTTCCTTTAGCTGGCGGATGAAACATGATACGCGATTCCTTATGCGCTATCATTCTCACACCGGAAGTTGCTTCTGCCGCCGCCTCAGTGCGGCTTGAACGAGCCAACAGACCTAGTGCTTGTTTCAAAGCATTAGGTGATTCTTCAGGCAACTTAAAACCACCAGAATAAACGACAACGATATCATCTGTACAACCACCGAACAATGTTAGCTTGCCAGACTCTTCTTCCAATTCGTAATCTTCTGGCAGCAATGTGTATCCACCAGTCACTACACTTTCAATATCTGCTTCTAATACCGGCCAAGCAGTTAGATAAATTCTGCAAGACCCATCGGGGCAACATATCCGCGCCATGCATCGCCAAGTTTCACGCACCTTCTGATAACCGAATGTAGTGCCAGGACGATTACATAGTTCTGCGATTGTAGATGAATTCCAATCAATAGCCATTTGCAATTGTGCGTCACTAGATGTATCAGCTGCTGAAATACCTAGAAAGACTTTTGCTTCCTCTATCGTAACCAGTGCATCGCTTGATGCTGGCTCCAAAATCTTTACAGTGATATCAGCCATTTTCCACCACTGATGTAAGCTTGGCGTTTCGTTTGCGTTCCAGTACGAGTAATTGCAGCAAGCATCGGCGCGAAGCTACTGAGGAGGTCGGCAGCCGCACCGATGCTCGCTGTTCACAGAGCGCAGCAGTTTCCATCACAGAAGTCCGCAATTCTGTAAGGCGCGCACTCTGCAAAATTTGTCTAACGACTTTCATTTTGGAACTGCTCAAATAAGATACGTAATTCTAGTGTCGGCCCTTTTTCCCCATCTGACATGATAGGCATTGCCACATATGAATTACGATCAACTTCCCAAGCGACTATGCTTGTTCCAGCTTCACCACGTACTCCTTTATCACCTTTCAGGCCACGCTCACCGCGTTGTCCAGGTTCACCTTGCTTGCCTGTCTTACCCTGACTAACAAGTAACTGCCAACCATCACCCGGACATGAGCCAGGATTATCTACTTTTGCGATGAATGATCCACCATTCAGGGCAATAATATCCAACTGATTATAGACTATGTCTGAATTATACGTGCCACGAACTGTCGGTGAAATTGCATCACGGCCAGACAACGCTAAACAAATCCAATCTTTACTTCCAGGAACTAGACCAGTGTCTTTCTTTGCCTGCCATAGCGCGCCCTCATGTACTACGACTTCACATTTGTAATACACTGTATCTTCAAACCAGAGTTTAACTTGCGGCAAATATCCAGGTGGACCCTGTGGACCAGGGTCTCCCTTTAAGCCAATCTCTCCACGTTCGCCCCGTTCGCCCGCAAAACCTTGGTCTCCTTTTTCTCCTTTGGCACCGGATAAACCGGGAGGTCCTTCGGGTCCAAGATCTCCTTGTTTACCTTGCTCGCCTTGCTCGCCTTGCTCGCCTTGTGATCCTCGTTCACCAATTTTTCCTGGTTCGCCAGTTTTTCCAATCGGTCCTTCTGATCCCGGTTCACCGCGTTCTCCTTTTTCTCCAATACCATCTAATCCACGTTCGCCTTGTAGCCCTCGTTCTCCTTGTTCTCCTTTGGCACCAGCTTCACCCGGCTCCCCACGCGGACCAGCTTCACCTCGTTCACCTTGAATTCCTTGGATCCCCTTTTCTCCAAGATCACCCTTTTCTCCGCAAGGTCCGATGAGAGAAAGTCCGTCTTCACCACGCTCCCCGGATTCTCCTTTTTCCCCTTTTTCACCCTTATCTCCCGGTTTACCATCTTGTAATTCAGCGAGTCTAGAAGTAACCGCAGCAATCGTTATCGCCAATCTTTCATTGGCGGTGGCATTGAGTTTTTCCAACTGTTCAACAACGCCAGCGCGCAGATTGGCAATCACAATCTGCGCTTGTGTTTCAATAAGCTCACGCTCACGTCGCCATTCTCTGCGATGCTCAGCAATAACTTGGCCGAGCGCCTCGCTAAGAGCCTCAGGCAACAAATCGTCGGTCATGTTTGTTTGCTGAATTAAGCAATTGTCTTCGGACATTGCTCACACTTTCTTTAGGTGCAGATTCTTTAGGTGCAGGCTGCGATGCTGCAGGAGGCTGCGCTGGCGGTGCAGGAGACGGAGGAATTTCTCCAGGTTTTCCTGCTGGCTTTGCTGGAATCGCCGCCGCTGCACTCAAAGGAACTACTTGTTGTTGAACACGAGGTTCATCACCAAACTCAACATCATCATAACCTTCTTGATTACGCGCTTCGTTAGGTGCTAGAATTCCACCTAGCACTGCTTTAGACAAACCTTCAATACGATCTTTGTATGCGGACCGCAAAAGTGATGTAGTGCTAAATTCTACATACTCATCAGGTTGGCCCCACAAGTTAAATGTCACACCGAAAGCTTCTTCAATATGATTCAACGCAAAGCCTAATCCAGTTGCGACCCACGCTTGCATCATTTGTTCAGTTGAAGAAGCGCCTCCTGAAGTAATACCTAGAATCTGCGCTGGCACGCGGAAAGCCATTGCAATACGATCATTAGTCAACTTCAACACATCAGCAATCTGTGCATCCTTTCCAGCGGTGGACCAAGGCTGCACCTTCAAGCCGCGAGTTAGAATTGGCGTGCCGCCAGCACCACAATCAATTCCTTTCACCATGTCATTCCAACGATCTCGCAAGGCTTGGACTTGTTCCTTGTCTAAATCTAATTCAGTTGTCAGTACTGCTGAAGGCCGCGCTTGATTCAAGTAGAAATTGATCTGCTGCTGCAAGATGGCATCACCAGCAGTGATATCCCCCATTGCTGCAACCAGCGGAGATTCACCACGTAGAGGAAAGGGATTCTTCCGCCCGCCACTATGCAATCGCACGTGGAGCACGTCACGTTGCGGCACCAGCAGATGAGATTCGGAAAATTGCTTTTCAATAATTTCATTACCAGCTAATTCATAAAAGATATCCCCTGTCTGCGCCACTTTAGGAGAACACTTGCGTGAATCCATAATATGCAGTTCATCGATTTCAAATCTATCATTACGAAATGCCAGTGCATAGGCATTCCCATCTAGATATAACTGTCGTGTAAGATTCAACATGAAATCAGCCATCGACTGATAGCTGTTAGGATGACGCAATATTCTAGAGAGTGCAGAAGTTTCTACTCGTTTCCGCCCACCTTTTTTCGTAGAGAGCCAATGATCACCAGGACACATGGCTACGGTCTGAGCATAAGCAGATACGCAAGCTTCTACCATTGCGGAATGGGATGACATCCCTTCCACGTTATACCCCATCTGCCACCAGTTCCAGAACTGACCAGCTTGTGCAGAAAGAAATCCACCTGTTACCGGCAGATGATACGGTCCAGGGCGATACTCTCCCTCGGCCGCTTTCGCGACCAAGGGAGCGAGCACCCTATTAATGAGTGCTTTACCAATCATTTGTTTTCAGGCGGCTGCTTAGGTGCTGGTGTTGCCTGACGTGTTTGATATCCACCTGAAGTAGATGCTGGTTTGGATTCTTTCTTTTTAGAAGCAACTGCTTCATGTCGTTTCTTTGCATCTTCTTTTGATTCACCGGCCAAACGATCAGGGCCCGAACCATCATCTTCTTTCTCAGCCACGTTTGCTCCAGATGCAGCTAGATCATTTTCTTCCTGCGTTGGAGTAGGCTGACTTTCCTGCCGCTCTTCAGCATCTGCTACAGTTTTTTCCTTCGTGGCTGCTGCATCTTCCGCGGCTTTCTTTGCTGCCGCATCTTGGTCTGACATAATTATCTCCTAAGTTTGAGTTTCCCTTCCCTAAATAGTAAGACGCTGATGCGCCTTACCAAGTCACACCAGCAACCCACGAGACGGTACCTGCACGGCGAAGCGTCCAGTTGATTGGCAGGATAAGCCTGAGTGCAAGACTATCTGTCTGCCAGAGCGAACGCGCTGGTGTCGCAAGCACACCAGAACCCTGCGCGCCAGTAGCGATGGGCAGTGGAGTAGTGTCTTCCATGTGAAGAGTAGCTTGATCCGAAATTTCGAATCGAGGCGCTTCACCACCAACACTGACAAAGTCCGCAGCATCAACAGCGATGACAGTGCCCATGGGCACAGTACCGGAATCGATAATCGGATATCCCATCAGCGTGCCACGTGCGATTTCATCCTTGAACGGGAATCCACCAGAGTTCGGTGCTACGGTCAGACCAGCAGACATCACTTGCTGAGGATTCATCAGCCAAGCCATGCTACGGATGTGTCCTTGCGTGGAAGTCATCAGTGCACCGGCGAGTTGTTTAACATCACCCACCAGAGCAGCGAATCCACCGCCAGCAGTCGGAGTCAGACCAGCCACACCATTGAGAATACCGGCTGGACGTACGACAGTGGCAGCGCCAGCATCAAGGAGAACACTGTCAAGCGAGACAGCGGTGTCTTCCTGAATAGCACTACGAAGCAGACCTTCAATAGCGGGAATGGAAGCTTCGTCCATTTCCTTGGTCCAAGTAGTGATCACCGCCATTTTCTTGGGCGTCAAGAGTTGCGCCGTGAAGGCACCCTGACGGACAGGAATCGGCGCACCCTCACCAACGAAGGAGCCAGCGATAGTCGGCGTGCGCGAACGTGTGGGAATGCTGATACGACCAGCACGACCAAACGAAAGCGATAGACCAAGACCAGCAAGCCGCGGATACACTGACTTCGGCATCAGCGTTTCCATCATATCAGCATTGATTTGGGTAACAAGTTCCGCCGCCCAACCGACAACAGTTGTCATCGCCGGGGCACTCGCAGCCTTGGCGCAGTACTCTACGAATACCTTAGTCGCCTCGTCATCCGGATAAAGCATCTGCCGGATGTCTTCCTCATTCTTCTTCATCTTGTGCGAAAGCATGGCTACCGTGCCAGCACGGACCAGAATTTCGAGAGGCTCGATTTTCTTGGGCGTAAAGCCGAACGGCCGATTGCCAGCCTTCACAACTGCCGGAGCAGCAATCCCGTTGCTATTGGCAACGACTGACTTGGCGACATGCTTCTCAGCCTCGAGCAATGATTCAAGTTGCTTTTCGCGTTGTGCAATTTGCGCGTTGAATTCGTTGCTAGTCTCGAGATCTTTATCGCTAACATTGCTGTCATCGAGTTTCTCGAGATGCGTCATCAAAGAATCCTTAAGTGACTTCAGGCCCGTCTGCGCATCCTCGATGCGCTTTGTGAGGGGTGTCATATTCTTTGTCCTAATCTGAGTGCTCTTGGCGTGCCCGCCATGGCCGGATCGACGCACCGTGTGATCTTTTCTGCCTTGCTCGGCAAAGACCATACGTTGCGTTTCTTCGGAGATATCAAGACCTTTAGCAACGGCAAGCGCATTTGGATTTGCAGGAATGCTTACCAGCGAAGTCTCGACCAATTCATGTTCTAGATATTTAGTTCCACCATATCGATCTTCAGGGTCGATAGGTTCATGCTTTCCAGGCTTGAATCCAACCGACACTGCCTTTAGGATACCCGCCTTGACGAGTTTCCGTAGTTCATCAATCCGTGGAGAAGTCCCTGCCGGTGCCAATTCAAGATGACCCCTGAGGGCCTTGCCTTCAACGCGAAGATTTTTCCATGTCCCAATCGGAAAACTGGTTTGATGACCAAACAACGCGATTGGATTTTTCTTGAAATTATCTAGCTGCCAGCCTTCAGCGATAATGACATCACCATAA